TTGGTTCAGGAAGAGATTGCCAGAGTCATTGAATCGGCAGGGCTAGCTTTAGATAAAAATAACAACTCTCAACTTCTGGCGGCAATTAAAGCTTTAGTAAGTAATGGAAGACTGCTGGCAGTTAAAACACTACTTACATCAACAAATTATACCCCGAGTCAGGGAACTAAGTTTTTACGAGTAAAAGCTGTTGCTGGCGGTGGAGCTAGTGGAAGCGAGGCTGCAACTAGTGGAGGAAATGGAGGGATGTCACAAGGGGGATATTACGGTCAGTATATTGACGTTTTAATCCCGGTCTCTGCATTTAATGCACCGGTATCAATAGTCATTGGTTCTGGAGGCACCCCTGCTGCTGCGGGGCAGAATGCGGGGGGGGCAGGTGGAGCAACATCTTTTGGGGCTATTTTCACTCTTCCAGGCGGACCGGGAGGAGTATCAATGCCGCTTTCAACGGGGGCAGCCGCGGCAGGGGCTAGTCTCTCCAGCAGGCCAATAACATCAACTATTACGCCAATCAATTCCTCTGGCGGCATTACCAAGGCCAGCACGACTATTCAAGTTGTTCCGGGAACTAACCTGGGGCAGATGCCATTGCCATCTCCTATTGAGGGGGGGTATTACGGCTCTGGCGGAATTGGTGTTCCTGCAACGACATCTGCCGTACAGGGAAATTCGGGGGTTTCAGGAATCATGATAATTGAGGAGTATGCATAATGACGGTTAACTTAGCCATGATTGCAGACGGCGATATTGAAGTGGTGAATACGATTGTTGCGGAAAGTGAAGATTTCAAAATGGAAGGGTTTGTGTTTGTGCCAATTCTAAATAAACATTGCGAAATAGGAATGTTTTATAATAAAAAGGATGGGCTTTTTTATTTTGATAAGGGGTTTAAATTGTCGACGAATCCTGTTAGTGACCCATCCCAAACACCCCTTGGAGACAATTGATTTCTGTCCTAACGCTTGCCTATTTTAATAAGTGGTCTTTCTATAAATGTGAACGTCAGGGACGACACGATTACGGTAGCCAAGACAGACATCACCGCGATAAAAATATTAAAATTAATGTCGTCACTTTTAAAGTAAAGCATGAGATAAATGATCGGAGTGTGCATTAAGTAAATAGAATATGAACTCCTTCCCAGATATATAAAAGGCTTGTTTTCTAATAGAGAAATGAACGGACCACTTGACTGGGTTAAAGTGACTAAGCCTAGAGATATAAGGATTATTACTAAAGTGTAGGTCGCAATCGATGGGATTACGCCTGACATGATTAACAGCATCGTAATGACTGAGGAGCCAATAATCCATGATGAATATGTCTCAAGGATGCATTTTAATTTTTTATTTTCCAGTGCAAGCATGGCGATGACGCCAATCGATACGCATAACATACATCTTAACATTCCCCCACTGAGGATTAAATAATGCGGTGTATGTATTTCATTTGACTTCATGCTAACTGCTATCATCATTAAAACAGAAACGATAAAGATAATAAAAGAAATGAGAGGTCGATAACAGCATGCAATGATTACTATTGATGCTACGTAAAGTTCAGATGATATAGACCATGTTGGGGGATTAAGATATGGAGTTAAAGAACCAAAATTGCTAAGCAAAAGTATATCTGTAATTATTTTCCCAAGTGAGAACTTACCTATCCAGTCAGGGAAAAATAGCCCATTGGAAATGTAGAGGCAAAGAGGTATCAAAGCAGAGGCGAAAATATGTAGGGGATAAAGTCGTAAGAATCTTGACTTGAAAAATGTATAGACTTCTCGACCTTCAAACGTAAGGCTGTCCTTATGGTTATAATATAAAACCATACCGGAAAGAATAAAAAAAATATCCACAGCAAAAGTTGAATTTCTTACAATGTTGAAACCTGTTCCCCATCCTGTAAAGTGAGAAAATGCATGGCTTGAAGCAACAATCAAAGCCAGACTCCCTCTCATACCATCCAAGCCTTTGAGACGTTCCATATAAAATCCATAATTAGTATTTATGCGACGCAAGCTAATCGAAATTCTTACCGCAGACAATATCAAAATGCTCATACCCCATAAAAAAGCCCCGGCGACGGGGCAGAGATGTACCGCGCCCATCTTCAGTGAACTACGGGGTGGGGTGTATAAAGCTTAGTCACTCGCCCTAACACCTTCCAAAAACCTGCTTCACAAAGCCTATCGTAAAACCGAATCACCCTAACTTGATAAAAACCCCTGCCGATATTACTGTATGCATATACAGTTTTTTGGAGGGGATCTGGCATGCCGCGCGAGTATGAAAAAGAAACAGCTTTTAGAAATGCCATTAAGCGAGACCAGCAAGGCCGGTACACAGTAACCACCGTTGACTTTGTCACAGAGCTGGAGCGCCTGAACTGGCACCTCACGCTGAAGGAGGCGAACCGCTGGGTTGAAATTTACACGTCAACCTTTCGAGACGTCTCAACAAAAGAGGGTGAGGAGAGAACATTCCAGGTATTTAATCCGAACGGAGGAATCTGACCATGGGGTTTCAGTCTCCAGCCCAAGATTATATCGAGCGCCGGCTCACTGTTAGTGATCTCGTCGTGCATAATCCAGGCTCAACTCTCTTCATCGAGCGGGACGAAGGCATGCTGGTTGTTGACCAGTCTGTGCCGGTTAAAAAGGGTGACAGGGTGGCTTTGGTGCATGAAGGGATATCGATGCTCGCCAGAACAGGCGATCGGTGCGTCATTACTGATGATGGACAAAAGATAGCAGGTGAGGCTCTTGATGATGTCATTGTGCTTGGCAAGGTGACATACGAAATTATGAGCGTCTGGCATGACAACGGGCCGGTATAGTCATCACAAAATGCGTATAAAAAAAGCAGCCTTAGCTGGCTGCTTTAGTTGGGAGTTATGGGCGGTATGAGAGGATTTGAACCTCAGACCCCTGACACCCCATGACAATGCTCACCCCTTGAGTATAATCTCGAAAAAAAGGGGGGGTTATGGATAAGAATTTATTGCAGCTGTGCTACGAAGGCGAGTGTGGTGAAAGTTACATCAGAAGCATGAATGACGACGGACAATTATATGTTTCGTTATCTGATGTGGTCAGAACCTTGTCAGCTGAAAACCGCAAGATGGATGGAAAGCCAACCGCTCGAATGGCTACCTTACTTCAAGCAGTCATCTCTACCTTGGACGAGGATGAATTTAAGAACGTGCCGCTGACGGTAGAAGGCGCGACAATTTCAGAAGCATTTTTGACTGAGCCTGGACTTTATAGAGTGCTTGCGCAAGACATCACCCCTGCTGGAAAAAAATTTCAAAGGTGGCTCTTTCATGATGTTCTGCCTTCAATTAGAAAACATGGAACTTATCCGCCACCATTAGTTAAAAATCGGTCAGAAATTTCCGCTCTTGCCCATAGCCTGCAACAAACGGTTGGTCTTTTGGCATGGGAGATTGATAAAAGGGAAGAGCTTGAGGTAAGAGTTGGTGAAGTTGAATTGAAGGTAAATTCAATTCAAAGCCTGAGAGACCTTTCGCAATTCAGAACCGTAGCACAGCGACTGATCGAATTGGATTTGGATTACGGCGGCCAATCAGTTAATGAGCTGTGGCAGTGGTGCGAAAAGCTCAGAGCTGAGAAAGGTGCTGAAAAAATTAAATGCCCTACTGGAGTTGCCAGTAACGCCCATTACCCCATAGAGATAGTTGATGAGGCTATAGCTATTTACAAGCAGAATCTGGAAGACCGAGGTAATTGA